GATGATTATATCAACGATTTTTATCTTTATGATATGCCAGAGCATTTCCGTACACTAAAGTTAAGAGACTTCTATACTTTTACCACTGTGCCAAATTGTGGTACGTATTCTCTTCCCCAATATATTTATCAGGTTGAACCGCCTATCTATATTGATAATTATCAGTTTGCTTGGTACCAGTCTCCTGATGTTTTCTATAGGATCTGGCCAGAATTTAATTTGATTGATGCAAATATAGCCACAACATCTGGCATTTCTCCAGCAACATACAATTTTACATTAACGCAAACTCCCATTCAGCAAGGGACTGTTGTAATAGGATTAACTCCTAATCCAAGTAGCGGAACTAGCGTGCTAGAAACTTTTACGGATGTTGACACGCCGATTCCATTAGATCTACCTACACAACAATCGTTTACATTAACAGGTACATTAACTGGAAATCAGGGGGGCACAGGAACGATTAATTATCTCACTGGTGCGGTTTCTATTACTTATAATGCTAGTACAGCTCCTCCAACAGGATTAAGCATAAATGCTCATTATCATCCATACGTTGCTAGCCGTCCTAGAGATATCATGTTTTATCAACAGCAGCTTTTCTTGAGACCTATCCCTAATGATGCTTATGCTGTTAAGGTAATGGCTTACTTTACACCTGCGGTTGTGTTAAATGCTGCAACCAATTCAACTCAAAGAGCTGTATTCGATACTACAGGAAAACAAATACAGGGTTTCAATGGATCTACATCCTTAACCGACCTTCCTCAATATAACGAATGGTGGCAAATGATTTCTTATGGGGCTGCCATCAAGATTCTGATCGAAGAAGGTGACTATGACGAAGCTAATAGGCTTAAAATTGCGTTTGAAGAGCAAAAGCTTTTAGCTCAAAGAAAAACAATAAAACAATTAGCTAGCCAAAGAATACAAACACCCTATGCGGAAAATGTTAGTGGTCCTGCATGGCCCATTTTCCCTATTTACTAAAGGATTGATATGCCTAATACTTACAAAGATATTCCTCAACCTGGTGACATTTTAGCTACTAGCCAGGGTGATATTGAGCATAACTTTCTTTATTTGGCTAATACTCTTGGCACAAGTTCTAAAGCAGGTGATCATCAAATCTCTGTGAATGGTGTTGATAATACTTCATTTGAAGGACGACATAGACAAGTTTGTCTTAGCAATCGAAATGGTGGAGTGCCAACTGTAGCAGGAATAGGTGATGGCACAAATGCTCTTTTATACTCAAATAATGGAAATATTTTCTTTGGAAGTGCTAACGGTGCAGGTGCCTTTCAATTAACTACATATAATGCGGGATCAAATTTCGGAGGAACTAATACTGGATGGACATTTTTACCGGGGGGATTAATGCTATTATATGGAGTTATTGCACCTAATAGTAGTACTACGAATACAGTTAATTTTGCTGCTTTAACTTTACCAAATTTCCCTACAGCTATATTTCAAGCACAAGTTACAAGACAGAGAACAACAAGTGATCCAGGATCTTCATATGAATATTACGTTGATAATACAACTTTAGCTCAAACAGGATTTAATATTATCAATCGAGATGGTCATACATACGGTTATTATTGGATGGCAATAGGAAACTAATGGCATACGAACCCTATTTAGTGGCTCCCTATGAAGATTCTGGGTTAAAGAAATGGTATAAACCATGGCTTATTGGCCGTACTGGTTTTCCAAATATTTTAAATGCTTACCCAAGACGCGGAGTTATTAGAAAAAGAGAGGGATATCGTCTCCTTGCTACTTTGCCTACATCGCCAGTAATGGGACTAAAAAATTGGATAAATCCCGCTAGTTTAGGGGAAAGATTAATAGCTTTTAGTCGAACAAAATCTTACTTATTTGATGATGGCACGCAAACTTTTAACGATGTTACTTTACGTCCTGATGCTAGTTCATTTTCTTTCTCAAATGGCACAAATGATTATTGGTGGACTTCAAATTTCGCGGGATCAATGTGGGCGACTAACAATCTTACCGCAGACCATATTAACTATTGGAATTTAAATAATAATTGGAGTGTTCTACAACCTACTGTAAATGGCTCTACGACTTTAGATGCTTGTCTTATCATTATTCCTTACAAAGGTCGATTGGTCGTTTTAAATACAAGTGAAGGTGGTACAAACTTTCAAAGTAGAGCTAGATGGTGCCAATTAGGTACGCCTTATGTTTTAAATGATGCTACTCATAAACCTGCTACTGGCTTTAGCGTAGATGCTAATGCTTGGCGAGATGATATTCCTGGTAAGGGTGGGTATATCGATGCTGATACGAGTGAAAGAATTGTCTCATGTGCGATTATTCGTGACGTATTAATTGTGTTCTTTCAAAGATCTACATGGCGTTTAACTTATACTGGAAATGAAATTCTACCTTTTATTTGGGAAAGATTAAATACTCAATATGGCTCTGAATCTCCTTATAGCACGGTGAGCTTTGATGATGCTGCTTTAACTTTTTCTCGTTATGGATGGATAGCATCGAGTACAAACGAAGTAACTAGAGTCGATCTTGATATTCCTGATGATTCTTTTGCTATCGAAGGTACCAACACAAGCATTGAGGGTTTAAGGAAAGTCCAAAGTATTCGAGATTTTTATAGGAATTTCGCTTACTTCAATTATATTCCTATTGGTCAAACGAATGCGACTCAAATCTATGCCTATAACTATGTAGATAAAAGTTGGACGATATTTAACCCCACTACACCGATAAATGTTTTTGGTAGTTATAGGAATACATCCGGTGACTTTACATGGTCTGTTTTTAATAAAGTTGGACCGAATCCTCCTGCAGATTCATGGAAAAACTACAATACTCCTGATGATATATGGTCTAATTTTGGTGCTGGTCAGAACGAAGATTTCCCTTATATCCTCGGAGGAGATCTTAATGGAAATGTTTACTTGATGTTTGAATTCTTCCAGGCACCGACTTCCGATAATGGAACGGCTTTCAATTTCAATATCACTACAAAAAGAGATAACCCTTATATCCAAGCTGGCATCAAAGCTAAACTTGCTTATGTAGATATTTATTCAACGACTTTACCTGGTGGAGAGATCACTTTACAGCATTTTGTGGATGATGAAGATGAACCAGTCATGAGTCGAACTGTAGAAGTATTTTCTAGAGGAGTTGTTGCTATTTCTAATATAACTGTTGGTGCGACTACGACAATAACAACATCTTCTGATCATAATTTGATTGTAGGCGAATATACAACCCTAGAAGATATCGTGGGTAGTGTTGGAAGGGTTTTAAATGGTAATAACTATCTTATAAAAACGACGCCTACAACGACTACATTTACTATTGCCGATTCAAACAATGTCGATATCAATACAACTGGTTATGTTTACTCCTCTCAAGGGTATTCTTTTAGCACTGACTTAAACCAAGGGGATGCGAACTATACTAGGGTATTCCTAGGTTCTGTTGGAAGAATGCATCAAATAAGTTTAACTTTATCAGATGCTCAGCTGGCGGATACGGTTAAAAGTGTCGCCCAGTTGGAAATTCAAGCTATGGTTTTTTGGTTTAAGCCGATGGGGAGGATCAAGCGATGACGATTGCCCCACAAAATAGCCAGAACAACTATTTGCCTCCAGAAGTGGTCTTCGATGGCGATGATAGATTTTTGCGTGAAAATCTTTCTAAACGCGAAAGATTAACTGCTACTATCATCAATACAAAAGAAAATGCTAACTATGAACTTCGTGAATTGATTTCTGCTCAGCAATGGTTCAATCCATCGACTTCTCAAGCCACAAGCACAGGATCAACAAGGCAGCCTAGATATGGTTTTAGGACCACTTTTGATCTTGTGGCATTGCATGGTGGATCTATTCCTGGAGGGGGACTAACAACAACTATAACACTTTCCTCAACAACTATTCCTCCATTGATTACTTTTGCAAATAGCTTGATTCCGACTCATATTGTGGGTGCTGCGACTATACCGGGTCCTAAATACATTCCTATACCTTATGCAAGTGCCACAGGAGCTAACGTAGAGGTATGGTTTGACAATACAATTCCAAGTGCTCAAAAAATTGTTATTATAAATGGTTTATCTGTATCATTGTCGCAGTGCTATTTAGTTTTTGAATATATTAAAACGTAGGTGATGTATGTCCAGTCCTTTTGAATTCTTATTTGGTAATCAGACAAAAATGAAGACTTTCAATAAGCAAAGTTTACAAAGCTTGCTTAGAATGATCCAAGGAGGAGGAGGATTACAAAATAATCCAACAAATGGTGCCGG